TGCCTTTTCGGTCGGCAGTGTCCACGTTATTTTTGGCCATTACGGCTTCGTATACCTCGTCGGTGAGCTCGCCGAACATTGCCTCTAGCTCTGCAATTTTCTTACTTACTTTTTCCGATTCTTTCAGACGCTTATCGCATGCCCTTTCGCGTAGCTTCTCGCTGGCAGTTATCAGGTTTGCCGGTATAACAATGCCATTTTCATCTTGCCAGATCTTCTGTGCCATTGTATTACTATTTAGATGTTTGTTTTTTCCTGATCAGTTCTCGCTTTTTGTTTTCGGCAGCTACAATCCTTGCCAGTTGAGCCTTTGCAGGAACGCCAAGCCACGCCCGGTAAGTCGAATAGCTTATTTTGAATCGTTGCCGAATGTATTGGGAGTAAATCTTCGTGTATGGGAGTCCGGGGTGTTCGCCCTGGATCTCAAGCACGTGGTCTTGCATTTCTACAACGCGCTCTAAGTGGTACTTTCTGTTGCTTGCCATTGGGTATTTGGTTTTTAATTTAAATGCGCCTGTATGTCCATTTGCTCGGATGTAAGCAGGTCGACCTTTTGCAGATCTTTCGACTTATTGCGAAAAGCATAGTAGAGCGAACGGAGCTGTTCGAGCGGTATCTCGTTGAATCGTCTGCCACCTCCTGCAGCGCGGCATGCCACACTTTTAATCAGGTCGATGTTTGGCTCGTTGTTCAGGTTACGCAACCAGCCATCGATGGCCGCGATGAGGCGTTTGCGCCACTTGTCGCCTTCGGCTTGCTTGGGTTTGTGCATGGCTTCGAGCTTGGCGGTAAGCTCGCGCAGTTGCTCGATGCTTAGCCGCGTGCTGCTTCCAACGCCGTAAGCCGTCAAAATCTGGTCTTTTTCGTCCTTGCTCATACCCAGCTTGGTGCAAAGCGTGTGGTACTTTTTAAGCAGGTTTGCGTGTGTTTTGGGTTGCGTGGTATTCATCACTTCAATTGTTTACTGTTCGGCACCCCAGTACATTTCGCTGAGGTCTTCGCTAATGGTAATTTCGCCACCTTGCGGGGCAAATCGGGAGACTACAAAGGCTTTCAATCCTTTGACATGTACATACACCTTGGCGAGTTTCTTCGCCATTCGGGCAGCTGCCGGGTAAGGTTCTTTGCGCTCTTCGTGGGCCACGCAAATAATCAGCTTGTTTGGTAGTGCTTCGCTCAGGCGGCGAATGCCTAAACCACTCAGCTCGTCCTGGTACACAACCAGGTTATCGATAAAGATGATGTCGGGCTGTCGTGGCTTCGAGAACTTCTCGATAATCTCATCAATCGAGATATACTCGTCGAAGGTGATGCGGGTATCGAGTGTGATTCCGGCACGGCGGCAGGCTCCTTTAAACGACTCGTCGGTTCCTTCTTCGGCGCTGATATAGGCGACCTTGCCCGAAGCAGCAAGGTCGCGTGCCAGTGTGAGTACAAACCATGTTTTACCGTTTTTCTCGTAGCCATACACCAGCCAGATGCCTTTTTTCTCGGCTTTGCCAATAGCGCGCTCCAAAATCGTATTTTGAAACTCAACCGTTTCGCCGGTACGCTTGTCGTAAAGGTTCTTAACTGTCAGACTTCGCTTCATTACTTCACCTCCTCAATAGCGGTTACTTTCCATTTAATTCCACATCGCCCAAGCATTGGGTGTAGGTATTCGATGCGTTTCCCGACCTGCAGTGTTTTCAAATCGACTAGGCATCCTTTGTAGTAAGGCACATTGTAAGGCTCTGTTTTCACAATAAGCCCTATGTTGTCGATTGCAAAACTGTCGAACTCGCGGGTTCTGGCTTTCGGGTCTGGTTCAAAGCGAATGATTCTTTCTTTTTTAGGATAAGCGGCCTCGTAACACTTCTCAAGTGCATCGTAACCTTTTTTATTCAGGTAAACAGTCATGGCTTAGTCCTCCCGATTAATTGGTTCAACACTCTTTACCCGGTAGTTCATGTGTTCGTGCTCGGGTAAACGCACATCGATATATTCAGGGAACTCGCCGGGGGCGCATGTTTCGAGGCAAATCATGCGGCCTTTCCAGATAGGTAGGTGGTTTTCGTGGCATCCCAAAACGGTGCCCGAGTCGTCAACGTCGAGGTAGTTGAATTCGTTATTACGGTCGGTAAGGTTAATTCTAGTTGTTGCGTTTGTTGTGTAAGCGGCGTTGTTGTTTGTTGCTTGTTTGGATAAAATTTCAGTGTTCATTTTGTTTGGATTTTGGAGGTTGGTTAACTGTTAAGAATTAAGAGGGATTCCGCTCGGCGAAGACCGCCGATAAAGCTGCTGTCGTTCGCCATGCATCGCTGCACGATCTCTTTCATCTTGTCCTCGGGGCAGTCGTTTACGGTAAGTACATCGGTGATCAGCTTGCGGTAGAACTTGTTGCGCTCGATCTTCTCACGAGGCACAATCGAGGTAAATCGTTCGGAGTAGCGCGAGAAGATCTCAGCAAAACCGACTTTGTGATTATTGATGCCTCGCTCGATCTTGGCACGCAGGCCATCGGCTCCCATCAGGTACCAGCCGCAATAGTTCTCGGTGGCGTTCCACAGTTCTTTCAGTTCAAGAAATGCGTTATATTCCAGGTCGCCTGCCTCATCGATAACGATGATTGGTTTTTCGAGCGACTTGATCCAGTACTTCAGCGATTCTTTCACCTCGAAGTAGGTCACTTTACTGTCGGCACCAATTGTTTTTGCAATCAGCCTGATAAATTGCGATTTAGTTTTAGCCTGACTGGCATCGACATAAAAACAGTTGCGGATGTTACGCGCCAGGTAGCGAGCAGTGTAGGTTTTGCCAATTCCGCAATCGTCAACGCAAATTCTCGCTTTAGCGTGGTGTTTGCAGAACATGATATCCTCTTCGATCACGTTAAAGACATCGGTGCGGGCATTTTTCCAGCTCCGGTTTTTAATCTGGATATCGAAGTGTTGCGCCAGCATGAACCATTGGCCGGTGCGCAGGATGTTGTCGATTTCACCTTTTTTAAGGCGACTGAAGATTGACGCAGACAAGCCGATTGATTTGGCAAAGGCCGAATCGGGGCCGTCGTACAAGTCGCGGCGGTTATTCATTTCGTTGATAACCAGCTGCTTGAAATCTCGTGTGATAAAAAGTGTCATAAAAAAGTGTATTACAGTTAAAATCTATCTTTTAAACTCCGGTTAAACCGGCTTTCAAATCCGTTTAAGTCGTCGTCGTTTTCATCATCAATATCGGGTAGCACCTCAGCATTGCCGTACTCAGGTGTTTCGTTCTTGGTGAAGTATTCAAAGTTTGCATCAGGCATTTCAGCAATTGGCTTAGCAGAACTGCGGTCGCCCGTCAGGTCGATGTTGAAGCTGCTGCTGATTGTCTTTGGTCGGTTATCGATTGTTGTGATCTTGGTGATCGCTTTTTTACCGTGATTGATGAACCCGGTAACAGATGCCACATATTTTGCCATTGCCGTTTTGGCTTCCAGATCTTCCGGTGTTTGCTCGGCACGGGCGCGGCTGTACATGGGTTTTGCAATGGCTTCGCACACAAAGCGCGACGAGTCGGGCTGGTAAACAAGCGCCTTCAGTACGTTGCCGCTATTGCCACGCATCCAATACACATCCACATCGCGGCCTTCTATCTGATCCATCAGTCGGATCAAGCGATCCGAATATGATATTTGGCTATCGTTACCCAGTAAGAACTCGGAGCCGTTAAAGCGAATAATCCCTTTATGGCAGCTCGTGCGGGTCTTTTCACCAATAAAAGGTAAGAATGCACGCCAGTTGGTAGGCCTTGGGTTTTCGGGTTGGTTCTCAACAAACACTTCCCAACGGCTTTTGCCTTTTATTTTCGAATGCTCCATGTTATTCCAGGTGTTCACATTCGCCTTAGTCCGTTCAATAATCACTTCGTAAGGGATAATCGGCGTCTCGCGCGGGCCAGCCTGGTTTGATTCGCTGCCTGCAAACGGGCGGGCAATCCAGCCTTCCTGTCCTTTTTCAATTTCGTAGCGCATGGCTCCGAAATAGCGCTCAATGCGTTTTGCGCGGGCATTATTGGCCTCGATGTGCACGTATTGAAACAAGCTGCCGTCCTGCAGGAAGGTGTTGCGGAATTTGCTGTTCAAACTCATTTCGGCCTCAAGCTCTGCAGGCAGCTGCAAGCCCCATTCGGTATAATTCCGAATCATCTGCAGGTAAAAGTCATCAATGATGCCTTCCTTAGTCTTTCCGTACACCAAAACAGTATAGGCTTCGCTTGCCAAATCAATACCGGCATAAAACCAAACACGTTTTCCGGGTGCATATTCAAATGGCGGCTGGCGGTCGTCGATTGAAATAATAGAGCCTGCCACTTTAGGCTGTTTCAGCGAGTGGTGCGGAACGTATTTATTTAACCACTTTTGGCGGTCTCCGCTCCGCACAGTGTGCGTTGCTGCTTGGTTTACCCATTTCGCCAGGTAGCTCTTAACGGTTGCTGCCGATAGCTTTGGATAACCCGCAGGATCGTACATTTCACCCGTTTCGTTGCTGTACACTTCAACATACCCGCTTAAAAAACCCTCGTAACGGCGGCTAACCTCGGTTGCAGTTGGCTTTTCGCTGTTGTCGGCAAACAGGGCATTCAGCAGCGATATTACACTGTCGTCAACCTTTAGTGCAGACTTATTGCACCAGTTACCGTGTATCAACACCTCGTAACCGCCATTATTGTACTGGCGAAGCTTACGACGAAGCGATGCAGCATTTGTTGGCAAGCTGTGCGGCCATACATCCTTAAAGCGGTTGCACTCGTTCGATACAATTGTCCAGATATCCTTAACGGCACCACGCATTGCCTTGCGAAGTGCATAGCGATTGTTGTATACCTTATCAACTGTGTTTAAAACCGATGCATTGAGGGTGTACTCTTCGATCACGTCGTCAGGAAGTGGCTTGTCATCGTCAAGGCGATAGCTCAGGTAATACTCCAAGGCTGCCAAATCGCGCTCGTAGTGCTTTTCGAACCAGCTTTGCTTTAATTGCTTGGCAGGTTCGCCAAAAGTTTCAATCAACTGGCGCTGCCATGCAGCAGGTAATGTCAACCAGCTAACCAACATCGGTGTTCCTGGGCCATTGGGGCGAAGTCGCTTGATGTAACCTTTTGAAATTCGCATGCGCAAACCACGATCACCTATAAATCTCAAGCTTTCATCAATAGCGTCTCGTCCGTCTATCAAGTATCTCGCTTGAACGCCAAGTATGTCATTATGATATTCGTAAGGTGTCATTTTTGCCAATTAATACCCGTATTCGGCGGTAAACCGAAAGCAAACGGGTCATTAAAAAATCGGGGTTACTTGCTGGTGTAGGTTGGAGTTGAAAATGAAATCGACTTCATTTTCTTAGAGATTCGCTCAATAAGCGCTTTCATAGCCAGTCGTGTTTTGCGCATGATCTTGCCACCGCGCAGCTGAAACTCAGAATAAAAAAGCAAGCTGATTAGGGAACATACTACAAAGGTTCCGATGTGCCACCAGGCTTGGTAAAAAACTACAAATGATAACCCGGCAATTGCCATTACAAAAAACATGGCTGCAAATGATAGATTAGTTGTGTTCATAACTCTCAATTTTAGGATTTATAGTTTCGATTAACTTTTGTGCGGCATTGAGAACATCTTGGTTCATCTTCCTGGAAGAGGGTAATTCAGGATCACGAAACATAGCCTCTATCGTTCTGGGCTGGTATCTCCCGCCAACCATTTTGCTTATTATCCCGTAAGCACCATGCGGGAGTCTGTCCTTAATCTCCTTTACTCGTTGTTC